ATTATAATTTAGGGAAAAGAAAATGGCATCATATGTATATACAGGCAACGCAGTATCACAGCAATCAGCTAATATTGCTACGGACAAAATTAGAATATCAACTACAGGTGTAGCTATTCACGCTGTTACCGGATATCCTAGAGTAGCTGGTACTGGCACAGCAACGGCAGCAACTAACAGTGCAACAGTGTCTGGTGTTGGTACAGCGTTTAACACTCAACTTTCTGTTGGCGGTTGGATAGGCAACACAACTGGAACAACTGTAGGAATCATATCAAGTATTGCAAACGCTACTAGTTTAACACTAACTGCTAATGCAGGTGTAGCACTATCAAATGTTGCATACACTTTTAATAACGCAGGAGTTCCTTATGCAATTGCTACACAACAGTCAGAGATTTATTCTGCTAATGATAGTTACAATAGTGTTTATTGCGGTCAAGGCAATGTGGTAGCGTTCCTCACAACTGGATCAAATGCAAGTGCAGGTACAGAGTTTAGTATTAGTGAACTTGGTATGCCTCACGCTAATACTGGTACTGAATAATACACTTTTTAGATAAATACATCATACACTCTCAATCCTGAGAGTTTATGCAGTAACCCACTGCGTAGCGGCTAGAACCCGCACATAACACAAAAGGAAAACAAATGGGACGTCCTCTAAAAATCGCAAAGGCGCAAGCCATATTAACAATCACGGATACAGATGCAACAACTGAAGAAGTAACGGTTTCTCAAAACCTATCAACTTTGGGTGTTATCAAAGGTATGCCATTCATCCCAGCAAGTACAACAGGTGGCCTAACTGCTAACACAACTTATTGGATTTTAAATGTAACAAGTAACACAACTTTTACTGCTTCTGCAACAGACTTGAGTGCAAATCCAACGTATACTCCAGTTAACTTGAGTGCTACGTCTGGTACAACAGTATCAACATCAGTTGGTGTAGTTGATGCATATTTCAACAACCCAAATGGTGGTACAGGTTTCCCGACAACTAACAGCAACACATACTCTGTAGTTGGTGGTAATACGGCAATTATTGGCCCACAAGTTCTACCACGTGTAGCTATTGGTATTAATGGTACAGGTATATTGTATTCTGCTACAGATACTGCATATGTAACTGGTATTGGCACTGATTTAGCTAATACACTAAGTGTTGGTTCTGCTATTCAAGTAGCAAGCGCAAACATTAACGGTAGTACAGATTACACTACTATAGGTTTTGCTAACACAGTTCCTGGCTTAACAACAGTTGCTGTTGCTAACACACAAAATACAGGTAACATCATTGGTACTTCAGGTAATGCTCAGACATTGGTCGCTAATGGTACAGTAAGATTTACTGCTAACTTAGGTGGTCTAGTTTCTGGTCAAGTTTATTTTGTTAAAGCAATTGCTAATGCAGCCGCATTCACGGTGTCTAACACCTTAGGTGGTGCAGAAGTCGATCTATCAAGTGCTACTGGTACTCCAGATGCACAACAAGATGTTGTTGAATTAGTTGCAAACGCAGCCGTAGCTTCAACAGGAGCCGCATTCGTCTACGCAGATGACGAAGCAGGTTTTATCGTTCGTCAAAAAGGTAAACAGAAGTATCTAGTAACAGGTGGAACTACTGGTTTAACAGCACAATGTTTATTGGCTAACGTTGCTAACACAGCATTGACACCAAACACAATGCGTATTCTTGCTACCTATGCTAACAGTGCTACTCAAACAGTTCAAAGTCTATCTGACCACACTGGTGAGTTGTTTACTGCTACATCAGGTCCAATTGCTACAGGTAATATTGTTCTTGCTAATGCTACACCAGTATATGTAACATTCAATACTGCGGCAGCGGCTAATGCAGATAATGGCCAGCCTTACTCATTAGTAACTATTGCTAACGCTTAATTATGACAACGGGTAGAACTATTAAAATGCCTGCGCAGACTACTAAAACAGAAATCGCTGTACTTCAAGTTCAAGTTAAAAATATCGAACAAGATGTCAGCGAAATCAAAACTAGTCTGAAAGATATGCATGAGTGCCTTGATCGTAACGCAGAAGAAACTAGAACACTTCTAACTAATATGCGTAACGAGGATGTTACAGCACACAAGGAACTAGGATCAAAAGTTTCTGCTTTAGAAAAGTGGAGATGGATGATGATGGGTGCAGGGATAGTAATAGGATCACTTGGATTCGATACTGTAGCTAAATTGCTAAAATAAAAAAGGGGCTTAATGCCCCTTTTTTGTTAATGTGTTTAATTTTTCTTGCACAACATCAAAGTTAACAGTACTAAACAATCCGGGATGCAATGGCTTGGGGTATTGTCCCTCTCCTACCCAAGCATAACCACAGTGCTCATCATTTAGTATAGGCGTAAACTCATTAGCAACTTCACAGAAAAATGTATGGTATGTGAATGTATGATTTACAAATTTTTGAATTGGAATTAGTTTTGCTTTTTTAGGAAAATAACCAATCTCTTCCTCACACTCTCTAGCGATTCCCTCAAGTAACGTTTCATCGGATTCTATTTTACCACCGGGTATACCCCAATTGCCCGGATTCTTATTATCAGTTCGTAGTAAGTATAAGTAACGTTCTGTTTTTTTTGAGTAAAAGAAAACTCCACCGGAAGTATTATTCATGAGTGTATTATATCATATAATTGATTAAATTACAATACTATAATCACCTTGACCATACCACCCTTCCCAACTCTTCATCCATATGCCGTCTGTATATCTATATTGTACATTGGTGGACAAATTAGTTACATACTCTATTGCAGTATCATTTGAACTATTGAACACTACAGACCATTGTCCAGAACTATATTCAATGATATCATTTGCATTAGCTATTAAACTTCCCCATGCAGTAGTAGTATTACCCGGACTTCCTATATTTTCAACAATCAGATATCTACGACCGTTAACGGGCCCGGGCAATCCAGCATTGGGTCCGGTGATTAATGGATTTATTACACCATCAACCGGGTCTAATGTATTTTGAGGTAACGTATCTGGGTCAATAGTGTATATCAATAATCTATCATCAACTGGATCTGGGACAATAGTACCTACAATTTCAGTATCCATATATGGGTTTTGTAACCATATCTGACTGATGCCAGGTCTTAAGGTACCGTATACATTTAACAAACTACTCCAATATAAACTTGTATTAGGGCTAGGAGGTAAATTTAAATCTTCATTGTCGGGATAAAATGCTTCATCAGCAGGTAACAACTGTAACGTGTTACCTAATAATAATAATTTATAACCATATGGTGTAATCTTTTGACGAGTACCTAACAATAAATCCTCATCTTGTATATCAGTAAGTGCTGTACCTTTGAATATACTTGCGATAATCTTTTGTATGACACCAAACTTTTTAAGTTTAGCCGCTGTACTAATCCATATAGGCATGTAAAACTTCCATGTCAATACATCGATAGGATTACCGGTACCTTGGGGAATAGTACGACTACTGAATGTCAATCCATCTTGGTATACAACACTTAGACTTGTCCAGTCAATAAAGTTATCAGTGGATTGAATTTCTAATGAAGGGTTAAACAACGTACCTAACTGTTCAATCAATTCTAATTTTTGATTATAATTAGTAGTCCAAAAGTCAACAGTAATACGCAACGTATATGGTACAGGCATTAATCGTTCAACTGTAAACGCTTGCCCCTGTGTTTGCTCATAGCTTTGTGTATCAGCATTATAAGCTCTTTGTCTAACGTTTATTCTATCAACAAACGTTGGGTCTTGTGTTCTCTTTTGATCGTATTCTAAACCACTTATATAAAATGTAATTAGTGGTGCACTTGGTAAGTTACTAGCACTATTATCAGCAATGATAGTACTAGCTTGTCTACTACTGTCGCCATACATAACCGGCACACGAACGTAGATATCATTTCCTGCAGGGTCTTTGCCTTTAGTTACTTGCCAGTTACTAAAGATTTTTGCAAACTGAATTAAAAATCTGCGGATCTGATTATCGTAAAAAAATTGTGCCATGTGTTATACTACCGGTGGTATTGAATCTGGTGTTAAAGTCAATATTGACGATAACGGTTGTGCTTGTGTAGTTGTTGTACCATCTGTTAGTACAGTAACGTTACTGTTATTTATGAAGCTAGATTGCTGTGACAAATCTTGTGAAGTAAATCCAGTTTGTGTTCTAACGTTCTCTGAGATACGAACCCAAAGTCTTCCGTCCCAACGATATAATATATTAGGTAGATAATCTATACGTAAGAAGTAATCACCCACTTGAGGATTTTGCGGGAATACTATACCTGCGCCAGTAGGCAATCCGTTAGGAGCAGTACCATCACCATCTAAGTACCCCATTGTATAACCGAATGTTCTAGGTGTACTACGTGCAATATACTGGAATGCAGGATCACAGTCTGCTCTAAAGTCCATCTGTTGACTTACAGTACCAGTAAAGCCAGGTAACTCTGGATTTTGGTCAGCAGTAGCATATGTATTATCAGCAGTACCATACGGCCCTGTTATAGCACCTAGTGAGTTAACTACTAAAACTCTATCCCCTTCAACTGGACCAGAACCTGTGCCTATTCTTTCAGGGGCTAATTGCATTGTCTCTAAGTTTATTTGTTGAAATGATTTTAACTGTGTTATATCAGTATCAGCAGTCATATCCCAAATACTCATAGCAACTTCTTTGCTAATCCTAATAGCTGGACTAGGATTCTTATATTTAGGATTACGCATCATTACAACTGTGCCTACAGCTGGAGTAGGAGCTCCGCTAGAGTTAGTGTTGATATTAATAGGTGGTGCCGGCTGATTAATTTTACCTGATAATTGTGCGTCAGTCTCATACTCACCGTATGTAGGTACTACATATAAATTAGAACGATCATAACCTGCTTTAGGTACAATACGAGCGGCTTCATCTAGAATTGCATTATTGACTTGAAT